TGAAGTAATATTTACTGCCCTTGTAGAAGTTCCGTTTGTTTCATCCCAGAAAAAAATACCACCACCTCTTGCATGTAGTATTAAGTCTTCACCAAAATTATCAGCAGACCATAATCTAAGTTGGTTGGTAAAAGATAAGCTAGTAGATGACCCAAACCCACCTGCACCCCAAGTGCCTGAACCCCAACCTGAAGATTGTATAAAAACATCTAAACCTGTATTGAGTTGATATGCACCATCTACACCAGAACCACCATTACCTGTGTCACTAGAGTTAGCCGTCGCAGATGCAGTAAAGGTATAAGTGTTAGCTGTTGGTACAGAAACTATTTGATGTTCTTGATTTAAGACAGACGCAGTGATGTTGCCACCCAAACTAACCGCACCACTAATAGTAACAAAATCACCAATTACCGCACCATGTGAACTGTCAGTGGCAGTAATTGTTGCAGAACCATTAGTTGCAGCAAAAGTAATACTGTTTGTGCTAGTTTTTCTTATGGGTGTAATATCGGCTAATGTATTACCTTCTAATATGTTTGCTTTTAAATGTGTGCCGACAAAAAGATATTTAGCACCTTCTAATGAAATCCATGGAAATAATTTACGACAAGTACCTAAAAAGGTTGCAGTTGTTTGTTTTGTCCAACCACCTATCTTTTCAGCAAAACCTTTTCTGAACCTAACCAAAGAAGCATCGAACCAACCACCAGCATTGGTAAGATTAGTGCCTTCTTTGTCTATACCAGCTTTAAACTGAAACTTTGCAAACGGCATGTTTCATTTTAAGCTATTCTAATTATAGCTGTTGATGCTGCTTTTGCTGGAAATACTATAGTAAAGTCACCTGCTGTAGAAGTTTTGTCTCCACCGAAATCTATTGTTGCTACCGATTTATCACTATTAGTGTCATTGTAAATCATACAGCCTCTAGCAGTTATTGTAGCTGTGCTGAAGGTTAAATCAGCAAAATCAGTTACAGCAGTAGTGCCTGTAGCTGAGGGTGTTACATTTGTTAATGCAGCACCACCTGAAGTATAGTTTGTACCACTTGCTTGTCCTGTTGTAGTAAAAGCAGTGGTTGTAGCACCAAGAGTAGCAGAACTTGTATACAAAGCTAATTTAAAAGTGTTGCCACTAGAGTTAGTAAAATTATGTGTGCCTGTTAAAAGTTCAACTTTAAAACTTGTTGTTAGTGTTGATGATATTGCCATATTAAATACCTTTAATTATTTTTGCTAAATCCTCACTACCTCCTTTAGATAACTCTTGTATCAAGGTAGCTTTATAAGATTTTATAGCATTTTCAATATATATCAAACATACTTTATAAATTAAATCTCTGTAAGCTCTTGCCTGCGCTTTAACATGTTCTTCATTATCGTCAGAAAAACCAACTATTTTATCGGTAAGTTGCTTTGCCCAAAACTCAGGCGGGTGTCCTCCAAACTTTGTCGTTGATACTTCTACCATGCCTAGTTCAGGCACACCATCAGGAGTTATTTTAATCACCATTTGTTAGGCTCCGGGGGTTGCAAATGACTGTCAAACCTATCAGCAACCTGCGGTAGTATTTTGTGTTTTTGCACAGCCATTTCACTGATTTTTTTTAATTCTATACCATCGTTACCTTGCACAGGCACGTAAGGGTCTTGCAGTCTATGATAACCATACAGCCTTTGTTGTCCCGGTAAATTAGTGTCTAACAAAGAGCTTGTCGCAGCAACTTCTACCTGTATGTCTTTTTCCATGCATTTAACAAGCCAAAACTCTACACAAGCTCTGCCTTGTTCTGCAAAATGTAAATTGTTTTTATATGTAAAATCTATACCAAATAACTTTATATTTGCTACGTCATTCCAATATGCAAAGGCAACAGCATAAGCTACAGTATTGTTTAGATAGTGACAGTTTGTAGTTTTTACTATTTCTTTAATAGGATATTCAACAAGATTTTTACACCTTTCATCTATTTCACATGTATATATAGGTTTGTTATGGTTTGTTAGTAATTTTTTCATGCTGTCAGTTTGCCCACCAGCATGGTCTGTATCTAAAAATCTTGATGGTGGGTCCATCATAAATACTCTGTCATGAAATATGACAGATGCTACGGCGTTTATTGCCCATACCTCGTCAAACTGCACGCCGTGTGATTTGGCTAAACAAAAGTCAAACCAACTTTTGCCTAAGCCAACAATAGCTATAGTCTTACCATTAAGTTTTTTTATAGGTTTCATCTCTCTCTCTTTTGGTAACTTTACGTTACATTGATTCTTAACGAATCATATCTCATTTCATCTCTAGTATCTCGTCCTTCGCCGATATTTTTAAGTCGCATCAAGCTTTCTTTAAACCTTGCTTCATAAGCATTTATGTCATCAGGTGGTAATTTTAAAAATATTGCACCTTCTAATAAACAGCCATATAACAATGTATCAGGTGCATCTGTAGATAAGTACGTAGTGCCTGAGTCACTGCCTGCTGTTAAAGATGCTGGCTTTGCTAAGTAATGTAATTCAACACTGTAGTTACTATCTGGCACAGGTGCAACTTCAAAACTACCTTGGTCAAATATAGCGTAATACCTTGGTTTACCTGTTGTGGTTGTGCTACTTATATATTCTTTTATAAAAGAATTATGTTTTAAATCTAAATAATCGTATGTATTAGAACTTATTACAGCTAATGAAAACGGTGCTAAAAAGTCGTTAGGCGTAGCTAAAAAACGATTACTACTCGTGACATTACCTTGCACGTTTTTTCTTTGGTCAGGCAACTGAACGCTTTTAAGTATTCTTTCTTCTGCTTGTAAAATAAAATTATTTAAATTATTAACAAAAGTTGTTTCGTCTGTTTCTAAATAATCTTGTACTGCCGTTTTTAATGTAGATAACGTGAAACTCATGATGTAGTAATTGTAACTGTACCCAATGCACTTGTCATGCTATCAGGTGTCGTAATTTTTGTTCCGATAATACCAAGGTCAAAGTTTGTATAAACAGTAAAAATTGTTGGAGATACGCTTATATCAGGTCTTGGCTCTCTTACAGCTTGTGGGTCTACCTTGTTTGTTCTAGGTTCTAGTTGCGGGTGCTTAGGCTCGTAACACTCAGGACAAGTTTTTAAACCATTCCATTCCTTACGTAGTTCACGCAAATAATATCTAAAACCACATCTGTCGCAGATAGCGTAAGGATTTTTGTTAGATGCAAAAGCCATTATGCAATATTGTAATGCGATACATCAGGTGTAATTTTTACTGAAGCTCTATCCTCATCTGATGCTAGCGCCCTTTGGAACTCTTCATCGTATATTGCTTTCAACATAGCTGTTTTCTCAGGACTTTTTTTGATTGACAAATAGTATGCTAAACCAGCAGCCAAACAAGGATAAAATCTAAAAGGCATTTGTAACGTATCTGTGGCCGCGTCTACATCATCCATGCGTGTAAGCACGTTCATGTGTACTGTATAAGTTGTTGATTTATCAGGAGTTGGATAGACGCTTATGGTTGGGTTTATTTGTTTATCAATAAAAAACTGTAAAGGTTTGCCTGTGGTTGATTTATTAGGTATAGATGCATATTCGCTTCTTGATAATCTAGTCATTTGTAAATCAGAGTTTTCTGTGTTTATTGTTTGCCTTACAAAAGCATCTAATACGTCTATTGGCGCACTTGCAACACTAGAATCAACGTTATACGTAGTTGTGTCTTTGACCATGGTTACAGTCTTTTCTTGTATAGTCCATTGATTTAGACCTCTGTTAGCCCATTCTGCTAACAATAAGTTAAGACTTCTTCTTGCAGTGCGTAGGTCGTAAGCAGTTCGTAGCTCTAAGCCACATCTTTCAAACGCTTCTTCGACATAGTCGGCAACGTCTAATTCAAAATTTTTAGAACCTGATACTGCCATTTATTTATTTTTTAAGCTTTCCGCCTCGTCCTAGCTTTTTAACACCCGACTTACCTGCCATACCACCTTGTTTCATTTTGAGCTTGCCACCTCTACCTAGTTTTTTAACACCAGCTTTACCGCCACCCATCATTTTCTTTACGCCTGATTTAGGGTTGCCTTCCATATCAACCTTAACCACGCCTGATTTAGGTGTAGCACCACCGCCTGCCATTTTAATAACGCTTC